GTACGATGTATTTTAACGATACTTTAAACGACTGGTCAAGATTTGATATAAACAAAAGAACAAAGCACGACGCTTCTATAAGCTCGGGCTTAGCAATAATGGCTTGTAATAGGCACTTATACCGCCCAAACCCAAAAATAGAAAAACAACCAGTTAACATTAGTGTACACAAGTATAATAATAAAGGATTTCAATCTAAAATAATAACAGACAAAATATGATTCAATCTCATGTAAATTTTCCATCACAAGCAGTAAGTGATTTAGAAAAACTATCTGAAAAATATGGTTTAGATGTGGCTAAGGCTATAAGGCAAGAATGGTTTAATGGTGCTACTTCTAAATTTGATGGCAACATAAATAATTTTCATCAATTAAGACTATATGCTAGAGGAGAGCAGTCAATTCAAAAATATAAAAATGAATTATCTATAAATGGTGATTTATCATATTTAAATTTAGACTGGAAGCCCGTTCCTATTATTCCTAAATTTGTAGATATAGTAGTAAATGGAATGTCACAAAGAAATTACGAAATAAATGCTTATTCACAAGATCAGTTTGGGATAACTAAAAGAACTGAGTACATGGAATCTATACTTAGAGATATGAGAGCTAAAGAGTATACTAATTTAGTTCAAGAGCAATTTGGTATTGATATATCAGAAAATTCGCCAGAGTCGCTTCCTGATTCAGAAGAAGAATTAGCGCTACACATGCAATTAAATTACAAACAAGCGGTAGAGTTGGCAGAAGAGCAAGCTATTAATGTACTAATGGATAATAGCGATTATGATTTAACTAGACGAAGAGTTTTATATGATTTAGCTGTATTAGGTATAGGCGCAACAAAAACAACTTTTGATTTTACTGAAGGCGTTAAAATAAAATATGTTGATCCAGCTAATATGATATATTCACACACTGAGTCTCCATACTTTGATGATATATATTATGTTGGTGAGGTTAAAATCGTTCCTATAAATGAACTAGTAAAAGAATTTCCTGATTTATCTGAAGAAGAAATAAAAGACATAGTAGATAACTCAGGTTATACATCCTACAGGCACTCACACTATAGAAGAGAGTTAGATAAAAACCAAGTAGAAGTTCTGTACTTTAATTATAAAACACACATGAATGATGTTTATAAGTTAAAAAAATTAGGTAGTGGAGCTGAAAAAGTAATTGAAAAAGATGACACTTTTAATCCGCCTGTAGAAAATATGGATGGCGACTTTGGTAAATTAGAAAGAACTGTAGAGGTTTTATATGAAGGTGTTTATTTAATAGGTGCAGATAAATTACTAAAATGGAAAATGGCAGATAACATGATGCGTTCTGAGTCTGATTTTGGTAGTGTTAAAATGAATTATCAAATAGTAGCTCCTAGAATGTATCAAGGAAGAATTGAATCTATAGTTAGTAGAATAACAGGTTTTGCTGATATGATACAATTAACACATTTAAAGTTACAACAAGTAATGTCTAGAATGGTACCAGACGGTGTTTATTTAGACGTAGATGGTTTAGCAGAAGTTGATTTAGGCAATGGAACTAATTACAATCCACAAGAAGCTTTAAATATGTTCTTCCAAACTGGTAGTGTTATTGGTAGAAGTTTTACTAGCGAAGGTGATGGCAACCCAGGTAAAGTACCAATACAGCAAATAAATAACGGAGTCAATGGTGGTAAAATACAAAGTTTAATTCAAACTTACAATTACTATCTACAAATGATAAGAGACACAACAGGATTAAACGAGGCTAGAGATGCTGCCACTCCAGATAAAAATGCTTTAGTTGGCGTTCAAAAATTAGCAGCAGCAAACTCAAATACAGCAACTAGACATATACTACAAGCAATGTTATTTTTAACAGCTGAGGTTGCTGAATGCTTATCTTTACGAATATCTGATATAGTAGAATACTCACCAACTAAAAATGCTTTTATACAAGCTATAGGCGCTCATAATGTAGCAACGCTAGAAGAGATGTCTAATTTGCATCTTCATGATTTTGGTATATTTATAGAACTATTACCAGATGAAGAAGAGAAGCAATTACTTGAAAATAATATACAAGTTGCATTAGGCCAAAAAATGCTTGATCTAGATGATGCTATTGATTTACGTAACGTAAGAAACATAAAGCTTGCTAATCAATTGTTAAAAGTTAAAAGAAAAGCTAAAGCAGCCAAAGACCAAGCGATGCAACAACAAAACATGCAAGCCCAAGCCGCAGCTAATGCGCAGCAAACTCAAGCCGCTGCTCAAGCTGAAGTTCAAAAAGCTCAAGGCAAAAGTCAAGCTGAATCACAATTAGAGCAGACTAGAAACTCTTTAAAAATACAATACTTACAAGCAGAAATACAAGCTAAAAAAGAATTAATGCAATATGAGTTTGAGTTAAACTCTCAAATAGAAAGCATGAAAAAAGAATCTAACGATAAGAAAGAAGAAATAAGAGAAGATAGAAAAGATGCTAGAGTTAACATGCAGGCTGATAGACAAAAAGAAATGATAGAGCAAAGAAAAGAGGGTGAATCATTTAAGAAATTTGAATCATCAGGTAATGATATACTTAGTGGAGACGCAGGCATGAGAAAGTTTGGTCTCTAATTTTTAATATTTTATAAAATTTTATTATGGAAGAAAATAACAAAAAAGTTGTTAAAGAAACAACTGAAAAGGTTGTTGAAAAAAAAGAACAACCAAGAGACAAAAAAGGTAAATTTAAATCTAAACCAAAAGTTGAAAACGATGGAGTTATTAAAATAGATTTAAGTAAACCGCCTCCAATAAAAGAAGAGGTTGTTGAAGACAAAAAAGAAAACGTAGTTGAAAAGAAAGAAAGCGTAGTTGAAGAATTAAAAACTGAAATACCAAAAGTTGAAGTTCCAGAAACTAAAGTGCCAGAAACTAAAGAGGAAACTCCAGTAATGGAAGAAATTACGCAAGAAGAAAAAGTAGAAGAAAAAGTAGAAGAAATAAAAGAAGTTGCTAAAGAAGCAATTGAAAACATGGAAGCTACTGGAAAACCATTACCAGAAAATATACAAAAGTTAGTAGAATTTATGGACGAAACTGGTGGTGATTTAAACGATTACGTACAATTAAATAGAGACGTTGAAAAAATGGACGACTCTGATGTATTAGATGAGTATTATAAACAAACTAAATCGCATCTATCACCAGAAGAAAGATCTTTTTTATTAGAAGATAGTTACGGTATAGATGAAGAGTTAGATGATGAAAAAGCAATACGTAAAAAGAAAATAGCCCTTAAAGAGCAAGTTGCCGAGGCTAGAGCCCACTTAGACAGGCAAAAGTCTAAATATTATGAAGATATTAAAGCTGGAAGTAAACTTACAGAAGAACAACAGAAAGCTATTAATTTTTTCAATCAATCTGAAAAGCAGAAAGAACAAACGGAAGTAAATAAAAGAACATTTTTAAATAAAACTAATAGTTTTTTTGGACAAGATTTCAAAGGTTTTGAATACAATGTCGGAGATAAGCGTTATAGGTTTAATGTTAAAAATGTTGACAAAGTAAAAGAAACACAAAGTGATATCAATAATTTTGTTAGTAAGTTTACTAATAAAGATAATACAACTATTGAAGATGCCGAGGGTTATCATAAATCATTATTTACCGCCATGAACGCTGACGCTATAGCTAAACATTTTTACGAACAAGGTAAAACAGACGCAATTAAGCAAACTGTCGCTAAAAGTAAAAATATTGATTTGAATCCTAGACAAACACACGGTGAAATAAACGTAGGTGGAATTAAAGTTAAAGCGTTAGGTCAAAGTTCTTCTGATATTAAAAACAGATCATTTAGAATTAAAAAGAAAAATTAACTTAAAAATTTATAATTATGGCAATTACACCCGGAGGTAATTTGAATAGCGTGCCTTCTGCACAGAAGCAAGCGTTATCTTCAAATTACGTCGATTTTACGAGCACTGACACGGAAGGTTGGGCTCAACAATACCTGCCTGACTTAATGGAAAAAGAAGCTGAGGTTTTCGGACAGAGAACAATAGCTGGATTTCTTGAAAAAGTTGGAGCGGAAGAGGCTATGAGCTCTGATAGAGTTATATGGTCTGAACAATCAAGATTACATATTTCATTAATAGGTACTATCGATTTAGATGGTGACGGAGCTGGTGGTAGTTCTAGTAAAGGTCAATTTACTGTTGTAAGTGATATTGACGGAAACATAGCTGGCGATGGTTTCGTTCTTAATGATCATGGCGTTAGAGTTGGTGATATAGTTTTATTAGCTACTCCTGGTAAAGTTTCAAGATGTAGAGTACGTGTTGTACATACAGCAAACGGCCACATTGGTTTACACGCTTATGATGAAGATGTATTAACTGGACACTCTGAAGCTGCTAGTGCTGCGACATTACTAGTTATTGGTTCTGAATTTGCTAAAGGCAAATCATATACAAATGCGGCTGGTACTGCTGATTCGGACTCAAGAACTTCTAATGAGCCTACATTCAAAACTTTTACTAACAAGCCAATTATCATGAAAGATTTTTATTCAGTATCAGGATCTGATACGTCTAGAATTGGTTGGGTTGAAATAACTAGTGAAGAAGGAGCGTCAGGATATCTTTGGTACTTAAAAGCTGAAGCTGACACAAGATCTAGATTTAATGATTATTTAGAAATGACAATGCTTGAATCTATTAAAGGTTCTAACTCTACAAATGTAGATGGTGATTTAGGTTTATCACCTGAAGGAGATGCTGGTACTGAAGGTTTATTTGCTGCTATCGAAGATAGAGGTAATATAACTACAGGTGTTACTGGTGTTAATGCTGCTACTGATTTAGCTGAATTCGATGCTATTTTAGCAGAGTTCGACAAGCAAGGCGCTATTGAAGAGTACATGATGTTTGTAAACAGAGCTACTAGCTTAGCAATGGACGATATGTTAGCTTCAATGAATTCTTACGGAGCTGGAGGTACTTCTTACGGAGTATTTGAAAACGACGAAGATATGGCGTTAAATTTAGGTTTCTCAGGATTTCGAAGAGGTTCTTATGACTTCTATAAATCTGACTTCAGATACTTAAATGACAAAGCTACAAGAGGTGGAATCAACGCTGCTGATACTGCAAACGCTATTAGAGGTGTTATGATTCCTGCTGGTGTATCTACTGTATATGATCAAAACATGGGTAAAAACATGAAGCGACCATTTTTACACGTTAGATATAGAGCTTCTCAAACAGACAATAGAAAAATGAAAACTTGGACTACTGGTTCTGTTGGGGCTGCTACATCAGCACTTGATGCAATGGAAATACACATGTTATCAGAAAGATGTTTAATCACTCAAGGTGCAAACAACTTTATGTTAATGAAGTAGTATTTATTTTTAATAGGGGTGGCAAAAGCTGCCCCTATTTTTATTAATTTTTTATTATATTATATTATGGCAAAGAAAAAAGAAACAACTAAGATTGAAGAATCTATAGTTGAAGAAAAAGTGGTCGTTAAAGAGAGACCGGTTGTAAAAGAGCAACCTAAATTAAAAAACAAGTGGGTTATAGAAGATAAAGTTTATTATTTAAAGAATAGAGCAAGGCCGTTATCTTATTCAATGAAATCTGCTAATATATTTTGGTTTGATGAAGAAAAAGGTTATGAAAGAGAACTTAAGTACTGTCAAAATCAAAAAACACCTTTTGTTGATGAGATGAAAGGAGATCAAAGATTAGAACATATTATATTTAGAAATGGTGCACTGCACGTTCCTAGAGCAAAACAAACTCTTCAAAAATTATTATCACTGTATCATCCGGAAAAAGATGTTTTATTTTTTGAACACAAACCTGTTAAAATAGCAGAAAATCAATTAGATTGGTTAGAGTTTGAGGTTGAAGCGCTTAAAATAGCTAAAGATATGGATATAGACATGGCTGAAGCTATAATGAGAGTTGAAGTTGGTTCTAAAGTAAATAATTTAAGTTCTAAAGAATTAAAAAGAGATTTATTATTATTTGCTAGACAAAATCCACAATTATTTATAGAGTTAACTACAGACGACAACGTTCAACTTAGAAACTTTGGTATTAAAGCCACTGAGGCTGGAATAATTAAATTGTCACCAGACCAACGTCATTTTATGTGGGGATCAACTGGTAGAAAGCTAATGACAGTTCCTTTTGAAGAACACCCATATTCGGCTTTAGCTGCTTGGTTTAAAACTGATGAAGGTATGGAAATTTATTCTAATATACAAAAAAGAATGAAATAACATTTTTTAACTAATATTAATAGCCACTCATTACGGG